AATAGCGACATAATCATCATTATTATTTAATAAAATTTGGGCATTGTTGCCTCCAATACCAACACCAACTGCCTGAGGTCCGAAGAACAACATTGGAGCAGCTGTGTATGTAGCAGCACCAGCACCACCAGGGGCGTCAGCGATGCTTGCGCTTATGGATTTCTCAGGTAAGTTGGTTGATTCGAACCATCTCACACCTTCAAACAAAAATCCGGTTGGCATAACCGGCTGACCGGCTACAAAACCAGCTTGTCCATAAGCTGGACCCATACCTTGGAAGAAGTTGGCATTAGGTGCTTGCTCAGGAGACATAGGATTAACCATGCCGTTTCCTGCATAACGAGCAATCTCTCTAAATGCGTCGTTCTGTCTGAGATGCATCATTGCTGTTGGATCAGCGATACATCTGTAGTACCCATCAGAGAATGTTGGGACGTTGCGCTTACGCATGTCCTTAACAACCTGAAGTAGGTCAGTCTTTACATCAAACTTTGCTGATGTACCAGCAGCGTATGTAAAGAAAGGTGCTGCTGCAGCTTTTGCATCACCACCTGGATAGTAGTAACCACCTTCACTAGCGGAAGAGTTACCATTTGCTTCAGCCTTGAATAGCTCGTCAGCGAAGACTCTGTCTCTCCAACGTCTGTAATCATCCAAAAGGGTCAATGAACCTATTGACTGATGGAAAACGTTGAGGTTACCAGTGTCTAGTAAAAGACGCTGTGCTGTAAGCAATGTCTCACGAGCAACCTTAAAGGTTGAAGGAGAAGTTGCATCTGTAGGATCTGCAGGACCTGTATATTCTTTGAGAGATACAAGTACTTTGTCCTTAACGATATTTCTGCTAGAAGCTGTACCTAGTGTCTGATCCGCTGTACGCTCTCTGGAATCCTTATTACCAGGATTTCCCCAGAAGCGGTACCTGTCTAGCTGGACCGTCTGGCCCGGCTGTTTAGCGAAGTCGTGTACCACTACAGGCTCTACAGCCATCTCGATGATATAACCGGGATGGGGCCTATAAAGCTCGGCTCCTAACAGTTTTGGGAAATCATTGTCAATCCACATCTGGGATCTCTAACTCCGAAAACTTATAGTGAACAAAAACACGACATCCGTCGTGCTATTAACTACTATAAAGAATACATATAGGGAAAAACTTTGGATGTTATTGACGTTCGAGGATTGCTCGGACTTTTAATTTCTGACGGTAGCCTTGTTCCATATCGCACTCCTGGCGGAGGATATATTCAACTCACGCTAACGGCAGGGTCTTCAGAGTCAGCTTTTCTCGAAGAAAAAGTAGACGAATTTAAGCAATTCATCAAAACAAAAGCTCAAATTGTTCCCTATAAGACAACACCACGACCTAACGGCAAAACAACATCTATTCTGCGCTTCAGGGTTTCTACGAACAAATTAAGGCCGGTTTACAACTTGCTGTATCCCGTAGGAGAACGGCAGATTACTCATACAGCCTTGGATTTACTAGGTGCTAAAGCTGCTGCTTGGACATGGGCTGAAGGAGCAAGATTGAAAGGAGATGGCTCTGCTGTTCTCGCAAGAGTCGGATCCATTTTGGAAGAAGCAATTATTGTCTCTCAATGGTTATCAGTTTTAACAGGAGCTACCGCAGAGATTGATAGCAATTATGTAAAGCCTCGATTACGATTCAATCCAGAAGAAACAAAGAAAATTCAATCAGCACTTTTAGATTACGCTCCTAAAACTCGTAAACACCTATTCACTGGAGAACAATGGGATGTCGGCTCAATTAGTAACGCACGTACTGAGTTACAGCTTGGGCAAAGGAGTCTTATCACTGAAGGGGAGAAGAAAAAGACCTTGGCTTGAGCTTTCTAGGCTGGAAACAGAAAGAGACTACCTAAATTACCAACTTAAGCAATTAAAACAGTATCACGAAGGACCAATTGATCTATTTAAAGATCGATTACCTACTAATGGCTTTTACGACAAAGAACGTGTTCGATTTCATGGTCAAGGCTTATGGAGAGCTTATGAAATCCTTTGTCCTAGGGATAAATCTTGTATATCTCCGACGGTGTTAGATATTGTTGGCGAAAAAGGCATGGCATCTCTTTGGATCGACCAAGGTCGGTTTATAGGAAAAAGAGGTTCCATTAGAGGTAAATATACAGAAGAAGAATACCGAAATATTGCTAATTGGCTTAGAACGTTTGATATTCCTGCTGTTCTTCACTCAAACCAAACAGCCATCCTTGAAATCAGCATCAGAAAGGCTGCTATGCCAATATTGATCGAAATTATTGATCCTCATGTCCCTAAAATGATGAAAAATAAGCTGACAGCTAAGTAATATACGTAGGCCTCGAAGAAGAACTACGTCAGAGGCTAAGATGCCAGGAGTCTTTGGTTTTTGTAGTTTCCTAAAGACAGTAAACGATTTTTGTGCGATCAGCTGTCGTGCAAAAGCACCTGGCTTTTATTTTTACCTAAAATAAAGTCGAGTACTGTTTTTTGCTCGTATTTGACTTCTGTTAGCAGTTCAATTAATAAACTAACAGGAGCTTATGGTGGAAGCGAGAAGAGTTCTGCGTCTTTTTTAAGAAAGCAGCATGTTAAATATAATTCCCTATCAAAAGCTAAAGATTTTGGTCGTGTTGTCAATTTAAATACCACGGTTTCCGGAGATGTCGGAGGAGAGGTCGGTGCATATACTCTTTACTTCAAAGTCACAACAGATGGAGAATCAGATCTAAGGGTTACAAAACATTCCATCCAGAAATACAAAGATCAATATATTTCCATTGGGCTACTAGATGGAAATGGTAAACAGATCCAAAGAAATATAGACGGCTTTGGATATAAGAACGAAATTTTAAATACAGATATTTTAGAAGGACAATTACAACTACCTCAAGGAGAATACTATTTCACAATCAGTAATTCTCAATGGCAAGCACTTCCTTTCAATGTCAGCTTGCAAGTCATGCGCTACGTCTTGATCTATGGTCAAGCAACTGGCTCATTAACGACAAGTCTCAGAATTGCTCTGATTAAGATTTTTGGAGAGGCGTTTGGTACCTGTGATAATTCATTAACTCTTACACCGAAGAATACCTTAAAAGAACTAGAAGGTCATTCTTCAAATATGAGCGAAAATTCTGGTTACATTACCATAAATAGCCGAGGCACAATAGAATTAAGAATGTCTCCTTACGGCAGACTTAAGATGTATTGGAGGGTAAACGGAACCGCATCGGGAACAAGTTCCAACACTGCTACGCTAACTGTTACGACCCCAGGTGGTGGCTACGGCCCATAAACCCAATCCATTTCTAGACAAGTAATTCCGACACACGTATGGCATTTTCTCAATATCTAGCGACTAAAGTTTTAAGTTGGATGAAAAGTTCTACTTTTCCTTCTGCTCTTACTAACGTCTACGTCACTGTCCACACTGCAGATCCAGGAACAGCAGGGACAAATAATGACGTAACTAGTACTATTAAAGGTTCTGCTACAAGAACAGCAATTGCCAGTTCGACTTTTAGTTCAGTCAGTCCCGCTAGTGGTGGTGGATATGAGATTACGAACGCTGTTGTTTCTCAGATAACAACTAGTGCTCAAAATACAAGTCCAACAACTTTAACCCACTTCGGTATTTGGGATTCAGCTACCACTGGTAATTTCCTAGCTTCTGGTCAGCTAACTACAAGTGTTGATGTGCAACAAGGTGATACAGTTCAGTTCAACAGTGGAGCAATGTCTATCAAGGTTATCTAAGACCTAAGAAACGCGCAGGACCAACACCAATATCAGACATATCTAGTCGAATATATCCTTTCTCGCTGTAATCTATAAGGCTTCCACTCCATCGATGTCTTAGCCAATTAAATAGATGGCTTACCTCGTCACCGCAAGGGTAAATATCTAATGCTTTTCCATGGCTGTAAGGATCGTCTAGGTCGCCTCCAATCTCTCTATTGATAGGCTCAGGTCTAAAGCCTCCGCAAACGCCTATAGAGCCTCCCCAGCCCTCTCTCACAGCACTAAACTCTCTAGCTAAGAGAAATAGATTTTTTTCCTCTTGACTACCTTGATCTGGTACTCGTCTTAAGTCATATTGCAATAATTCTCCAACAGTTAAATACTCTCCAATAAAACAATTCAGATTAAACCAATCTTCGTAAGATTCATGTGATCTATGTTCGATATCTTCCATAACAACCTCCCAATCTTTCCAATCAATCACCCATCTTTCACCTCTTGGGTTTAATGCAAGCCAATTATGAGTACTATTCG